AAGGGAATCCGTCTTTTGTTTCGGTTTATGATTGGATCGAGGACGAAGGGCTCTCCGAACGCTTCGCGCGCGCGCGGTTAAAAGGGTTCGACTCCATGGCGGACGAGTGCATCGAGATCGCCGCCCGTCCCTCTCCCACGACCATGAACGGCGGCACCGACTCCGGCGACGTGCAGCATCGCAAGCTCCAGATCGAAACCCGCCTCAAGCTCCTGGCGCGCTGGGATCCCAAGCGGTACGGGGAGCGCGTCGCGGTGGACCATTCCGGGGTGATCGGAAGCAAAAAGGCCCGCAACCTGGGCGCCCTGTCGACCGAGGAGCTTGCCACTTTGGAGGCCCTGGAGGCCAAGGCCACCGAGCCCGAGGAGTAGGGCGTGGCCATCCCGCTGGACGAGATCCGGCGCGAACTGGCCCGCCGCAGCCTTTCCCGGTTCGTCCGCGATGCCTGGCAGGTCCTGGAGCCGTCGACGCCCCTGCTGTGGGGGTGGGCGATGGACGCGATCTGCGACCACGTCCAGGCTCAGCTCGAAGGATGGCTGGCCGCGCGCGGCATCTACACCGGGCCAGACCATCGCACCAAACCCAGGAGCGTGCGCCGGAACCTGGTGATCAACGTTCCGCCCGGGTCGGCCAAGTCAACCATCGTTTCCGTCTGCGCGCCGGCGTGGATGTGGTTGCACTGCCCGGCCTGGCGCGCCATCTTCGCCTCGGGATCCGAAGGCGTTGCGCTGCGGGACTCCATGAAGTGCCGCGACATCATCGAATCGGAGTGGTACCAGAGCTTCCGGCCCGATTGGCGTATGGCCGACGACCAGAACGCCAAAAGCCTGTTTCGAAACACCCGGGGCGGGTTCCGCAAGGCCATGCCAGCCGGGGCGCGCATCACCGGCGACCGCGGCGACGCCATCTTCTGTGACGACCCCAACGACGCTCAGACGGTGCGGTCCAAGAAGGAGCGCGACGCCATCTCGGAAGGGTGGTGGTTCCCGGCCGCCCAGAACCGCCTGGCAGACCTCCAGACCGGCACGCGCACGATCATCCAACAGCGACTCCACGAAGAGGACTTGACCGGGTGCGTGCTGGCGCGCAACAGGTCGGCGTGGGATGTCCTGGTAATCCGGCAGGAGTGGGAGCCGCCGTTGCCCAAAGACCCGGACTACCAGGCTCCGACATCACTTGGATGGGTTGACCCGCGCACCGAGCCGGGCGAGCTGTTCTTTCCACAGCGATTCGGCCGTGACGCCATCGAGGAGGAACGCCGATCCCTCGGATCCGTCTCGTTTGCCGGGCAGCACCAGCAGCGGCCCATGCCGGCGGAAGGCGCTCTGTTCAAGCCGGAATCCCTGCGCGTGGTCGATACAATCCCCGAAGGGACGCGGTTCGTGCGCGGCTGGGATATGGCGGCCACGGCCGGCGGCGGCGACTGGACGGCAGGCGTCAAGCTGGGGCGGGCGCCGGATGGTACGTTCGTCGTCGCGCACATTGCTCGAGAGCAGACCGACAACCCGCGCGGCCTCATCTCCTCGATGGCCCAGGCCGACGGCGCATCGGTGCGCATCTCGATCCCGCAAGACCCCGGAGCCGCGGGCAAGATCCAGGCACGCGACATGCTCAACCATTTTGCCGGCCTATCCGTCTCGATCACCCCGGAGACTGGCGACAAGGTCACGCGGGCCGAACCATTCTCGGTCCAGGTCAACGCCGGGCGCGTGGTGCTGGTGCGCGGCGCATGGAACCTCGATTTCCTGGACGAGCTACGCGCCTTCCCGATGGGAAAGCACGACGACCAGGTGGACGCCGCGTCTCGCGCGTTTGGGGAGCTGACCCAGGGCGGCGGCGGCTTGCTGGAGTACTACGCGCGCCTTTCTTGATCGCCCCTTGCAATTTGGGTTTTTTTGGTATTTTGGGAAACAATGGCTGACGGCGCGCGCTCCGCAGGTGCAGGAACTCCGGTCGATGTTGGCATGCTCCAGCGCGTCTCCGGCGCCCTGAATTGGATGGTCACGGGCAAAGTGCCGGACTGGTTCGGCCCCGGTGCCCCTCTCCAGACCGTTGCGCCGCGCGAGGCAGTCGAGGGCCGTACCCGCGACTTCCCGGTTGCGGTCAACATGTCGTACACGCCGAAGACCAACGACGGCGAGAAATCGAAGTTCGAGGAGCTGCGCCTCCTGGCCGACTTCTACGACATCCTCCGCCTGGTGATCGAGACGCGCAAGGACCAGATCGGGCGATTCCGCTGGTCCGTCACGCGCGAGGACGGATCCGTCGACGACACGGCCAAGCGGATCGAGAAGCACCTCAGGTTTCCCGACGGCCGCAACCCGTTTCACACCTGGCTCCGGCTCCTGCTGGAGGACGTGCTGGTCATCGACGCCCCGACGTTGTACGTCAACCGCTCCGGGAAGATCCCCGTCTTCGAGGTGATCGACGGCACCACCATCAAGCCGCTGATCGACCACACCGGCCGCGTGCCGCTTCCGCCCTACCCGGCGTTCCAATCGGTCCTCAAGGGCGTCCCGGCGCTGGACTACACGTCCGACGAGATCATCTACCGCCCCCGGAACCCGCGTCCGCACAAGGGATACGGATTCTCCCCGGTCGAGCAGATCCTTGCGACCATCAACATCGGCCTCCGGCGCACAACGCAACAGCTGGAGTTTTTCCGCTCCGGGTCGCTTCCTGAGGCGCTGGTCGGAACGCCGGACACCTGGAACCCCGATCAGATCAAGTTCCTCCAGGACGTGTTCGATGCCCGCATGTCGGGCAACCTCGCGGCCCGCGCCGGCGTGACGTTCGTTCCTGGCGGCACGGAGATCCACCAGTTCAAGACCGACGCGATCCTCAAGAACGAATTTGACGAGTGGATCGCTCGGATCGTCTGTTTTGCGTTCTCGATCTCTGCCGCGCCGTTCGTGCGCGAGGTGAACCGAGCTACCGCCGAAACTGCCGCCGAGCAGGCCAAGGAGGAAGGGCTTGCCCCGCTCCTGCTGTGGGCCAAGTCGTTGCTGGACGAGCTGATCCAGCGGCACCTCGGGATGGACGGCTACGTCTTCGCGTGGGACATGGCCGCGATGGAAGACCCGAAGAAGCGCATCGAACGCGTCGTGGCGCTCAAGAACGCCGGGATCGTGTCCGTCGAGAAGGCGCAGCAGATGCTCGACATCGAGGCGCACCCCGTTGAGGCGGCGCCCGCGGCCAAGGACCCCGTCGAGAAGCTGGCCAAGGCTGACGACGCCACGCCCGACGCCGATCTTCCCATGACCCCCGAGGAGGTCGCGCTCTCGGGTGCCGTCTCCCCGTTCCTGCACGCCGCCATGGTGCGGGCCGTTGCGGGCGCCGATGCCGCGCTCACCAAGGGCAAGGCGCTTCCGGCCGAGCTGATGAGCGCCAAGGACCGCAAGCGGTTCGCCAAGGCTGTGGCGCCTGGCATCAAGGCCGCGGCGCTTCGTGGCGTCTCGGAAGGCGCTGTCGAGCTGGCCGGCAAGGCGGACAACCTGCCCAATCCGCTGGACGTGGAGACGCCCGCCGCGCAGTGGGCAAAGCAACGCTCCGCATGGATGGTCGGCATGAAGTGGGTCGACGGAATCCTCCAGGAAAACCCGAACGCGACCTACCGCATCGACGACGTGATGCGCGACGCATTGCGCGGCCAGGTCGCCAAGGCCGTCGAGGAAGGATGGACCTCCGTCAAACTGGCTGAGGCCATCCGCAAGCACGATGCGTTCAGCGTGGCTCGGGCGAACAACATCGCGCGGACGGAAATTGCCGAGGCCCAAGAAGAAGGCAACATGGTCTACTATCGCGCCTCGGGCGTGGTGGATCGCAAGACCTGGAGCACGGCTGGCGGTGATACCTGCCCCCGATGCGTTGCCGCTGTCTCTGAAGGCGCGATTCCGCTTGAAGCGACGTTCGCTTCGACCGGGACCAGGCACGCCCCGGCTCACGGGCACTGCAGATGCAGAACTATCCCCGTCCTCAAGGAGGAAGCCGCCTGATGGAAACCTTTTTCCAGCTCCGCAAGGTCGACGAGGAAAAGCGCCTGGTCCACGGCCGGTTCTCGCAGTCCATCGTTGACCGCTCCGGCGAGATGATGGATTGGGAGACGGGCCGCGACGCGATCCTCTCCTGGAGCCAATCCCAGAGCGAGGCCAGCAACGGCAAGAGCCTGGGCAACGTCCGCGGGCAGCACCAGAAGAACGCCGCGGCCGGCCGAATCGTCTCCATCGACGTGGTGGAGGATGAGAAGGCCATCGACGGCGCTGTGGAGGTGGTTGACGACCAGGACTGGGCCAAGGTCCAGAAGGGCGTCTACACCGGGTTCTCCATCGGCGGCGGGTACGCGCGACGGTGGACCGACACCAGCACGGGCGTCGCGATCAAGATGTACACCCCTCGCGTCGAGGAAATCAGCCTGGTGGACCGCCCTTGCGTCCAGACGGCGGGGTTTTACGAGGTCGTCAAGTGCGACGGCACCACCGAACATCGGGGATTCTCTCCCCAGGGAGACAACATGAGCGAAGACGCGAAGGCGGGAGAGCCCGCCGAACTCAAGAAGGGGCTGTGGGACGCCAAGGCGCTGATTTCCGCAGTCCAGGAACTCAAGTGCATCCATGATTCCATCGGAGAGGGCGGCGGCATTGGCCCCGAACTCGAAGACGAGGTCAAGCGGCTTGGCCAGCTGGCGCTTGCCTACCTGGCCGAAGAGCTGGGCGAGCATGTCGGGCTCACCGTGGACGATGGCATCGACATCGATGCGATCATCGGCAGGGCCGAAGAGACCGACATGGACACCGACGACGACGGCGAGATGCTGGACGTTGCAAAGGGCGATTTCCCCGGACATCCGTTCCGCGGCAATCAGCACCGCAAGGGCGGCAAGGCTGGAGCGCACCACGGCGCATCCCGCTCGGCGCACCTGGCGACCGTCCGCGCTCACAAGGAGGGCGGAAGCTCTGCCCACCGCGCCGCCGCAAACTACCACAAGATCGCCAGCGCAGCGCACCGCAAGGCGGGGAATGCCAAGATGTCCGCGCACCACAAGGAGCAGGCGGCGTACCACTCCGGAACCGCCGCCCGCTTTGCCGCGCACTCCAAGGCTGTCGACGGCGATCTCGAGAAGGCCGCACGCACTGGCAAGAAGGCCATGCGCGCCCAGATCGGCTCCGCATCCGACGAACTGGCCAAGCTCTGCAAGGGCTACCTGGACCTGTACGGCAAGGCCGACGGCGACGACGAGCCCGAGGACGACGCCGACAAGTCCGTTGCGGCCGAAGACCTGGCCAAGTCCGCCGAGCCCGCGCCCGACATGGAGGACCTGATCCGCCGCGCCGTGGCCGATGCCGTGCGCCCTTTCGAGGGCCTGCTCAACAAGTCCGCGCCCGTCGCCGCTTCCCCGGCGACCCGCGCCCCCAACCTGCGCGCGCTTGACAAGGACGCGGACGCCAGCCTCTCCAAGGCCGACGAACACGCCGAATTGCGAAAGGCCGCAGAAAGCGACGGACCCGACGCGGTCCGCGCATCCATCAAGCTCGCGTTCACCAATCCCTCCATCATCTGAAAAGGACTCATCACATGAGCACCAACGAATCCCTGCTCGAGCTGAAGAAGGCTCTGGGCGACAGCGGCGAACTCCGCAAGTCGATCACGACCAGCAACGGCCTGGTCAACATCGATCTCCAGGCCCCGGCCAAGAAGCTGTACCCGGTCCTGACCCCCCTGCGCAACTCCATCCCCCGCGTGCAGGGCGAAGGCGGCCTGGCCACCCAGTGGCGCTCGATCACCGCCCTGAACTCGGCCGGCGTCGTCGGCCTGGTCGGCGAAGGCCAGCGCGGCGGATCGGTGACCACCACCTCCGTCGACGTGTCCGCGTCGTACAAGACCATCGGCCTCGACGACTCCCTCACCTACGAAGCCCGCAGCGCCGCCGAAGGATTTGACGACATGCTGGCCCGCATGACCGAGGGCCTGCTTCGCGGCACCATGATCGAGGAGGAGAAGATCCTGCTCGGCGGCAACAACTCGGTCGCTCTCGGCACCACCCCCACCCCCAGCCTGTCGCAGGCTGCCACGGGCGGCGGTCTGTCGGACGGCGCCGTCTACGTCGTGTGCGTGGCGCTGACCCACCAGGCATGGCGCAACTCCAGCGTCGGCGCGACCGGAGTCCCCGTCTCGGCTACCCGCACCAACGCCGACGGCACCACCGTCACGATCAACGGCGGCGCGGCTCAGAAGTCGGCCGAAGCCACCATCACCCTCAACGGCGGCGGATCGGCCCAGGTCGTCAAGGCGTCCGTCACGGCCGTTTCCGGCGCGGCCGGATATGCCTGGTACATCGGCGCCACCGGGCAGACCAAGCTGGTCGCGATCACCACCATCAACTCCGTGGTCATCACGGCCCTGCCAGACTCCGGAAACCAGAACTGCGGATCCCTGTTCACCGCCGACAAGTCGCAGGAAACGCTGTCGTTCGACGGCCTGGCGACCCAGTGCTTCAAGTCCGGCTCGGGCGCCTACACGCTCAAGCTGGCCACCGGCACCGCGGGCACCGGCACCGTTCTGACCTCCAACGGCGCCGCGGGCATCACCGAGATCGACAACGCCCTGGCCTCGTTCTGGGACAACTACAAGCTCGGCCCCGACGAAATCTGGGTTTCGGGCCAGATGTTCCAGGTCATGAACAAGCTGATGCTGGCCAACGGATCGGCCCCGCTGATCCGTCTGACCGACTCGGCCTCGGCCCAGGGCGTCACGTCCGACCTGCTCATGTCGCGCCGGGTGGCGTCCTACCAGAACCCCATCACGGGCGACGTGATCTCGATCAACGTCCACCCCTACATGCCGTCCTCCTGGATCCTGTTCCGGTCGACCCGGATCCCGTACCAGTTCAGCAACGTGGGCTCGCCTCTCGAGGTCAAGACCCGTCGCGACTACTACTCGATCCAGTACCCGCAGACCAGCCGCACCTACCCGGTCGGCGTGTACGCGGAGCAGGTGCTCGCCAACTACTTCCCGCCCGCGTTCGGTCTGATCACCAACGTGGCCACGGGCAAGGCTGACGGGACCTAATACACTTGGGCGCGGCGTTCTTCGGGCGCCGCGCCCCCACCTTCGAGGGCAGCACCATGGCATTCGTCAAGATCGGCGGCTCCAGCATCAGCTTGGGCGGCATCGAGTACAAGGCCGACGCCTCGGGCGTGGCCGAAATCCCCAACGACCAGGCCGGGGAGGCTGCGGCACATGGAGAGATCGTCGACGCTCCCGAATCGACCGCCAAGGCCGGAAAAGGTGTGCGCCAGGCGCGCGCCTGAACGCATCTTTTACACCGTGATCACCGGAGACAGAACGATGACGCTCGACATGATTGCATCTGCCAGCCTCCGGACCAAGCGTTGCGAGGTCACCCGTGGCGCTTGATTTCACCACGTTGGCGCGGGCCAAGGCGTACATGGACATCCCGGACGCCACCACGACCAACGACACGCTCATCCAATCGATGATCACGGCGGTATCGGCCACGCTGGAGAACAGCCTCAACCGCACCGTCAAGACCGAGGCGAAGACCGAGCGTCGATCCGTTCCGCGCACCAATCGGTTCGTCCTCTACAACGGCCCGGCCACGTCCATCACCAGCGTGCGCTACTCCGCGTCGGGCGTGTTCTCGCGCGATGCCGTGACGCTGGACCCGTCGTCCTACGAACTAGACGGTGGCAAGGACGTGCTGGCCATTCCCGACATCGTGACCTACAGTGGTCAGATCGAGGTGTCCTACATCGGCGGCATGGCAACCGATACGGCGGGACTCTTGAGCGCCTATCCCGTTCTGGATCTAGCCTGCCGCATGCAGGTTGCGTACCTGTGGGCGCGCCGCAAGACTCCCGGACGCACCTCCACCGACATCGGCAACGGATCGACGCAGTGGGTGGGGGACTATGACCTACTCGATGCCGTCGTGGCCATGCTCCTGCCGCTCCGGCGCCCCTGGACGTGCTTCGGATGATCGGCGCGGATATCATCCTCACCGACAACGCGACCACCGCCCTGCGCGACTACGGCGTCAAGTTCCGCAGCCGTGCGCAGAAGGAGATGGACCGATTCGGGCAGGAGTGGACGCGGCGCCTCGTCTCCGAGCGCCTTTCCGGGCGTCCCGGCGTCAACCGCCGCACGGGAAACCTCGCCCGCTCGTTCAAATCTCGCACTTTTGATTCCTCCCTGCTGAATGCTATCGTCCTCGACGTGCAGCCCGAGGGGCCTGGCGCCAAGTACGCCAATCTCCAAGAGTTCGGCGGCACGATCAAGCCAGTGCGCGCGAAAAACCTGTGGATCCCCATCGCGGGGAACCTGACCCCGGCAGGCGTGGCGCGCATCACGCCGACCGAAGCAATCAACCGGGGCGGGTTCTTCGCGAAAGGCGTTTTCTTTGGGAAGCCGCTGGTCGGCCGCGGGAAGGCGAAGGCAAATCCCGTCCCGCTGTTTGCGCTCAAGAAGTCCGTCACGGTGCCGGGCCGCATGGGCGCCGAGCGCCTGTGGGGCGAGTCCATGCCCAGCCTGACCGCGCGCCTCGATGCCGTGGCCTCCGCGCTGGCCAAGGGCGGCGCCTGATGGCTGCGGTCATCACGGGCATTTCCCCGGCCAAGGGATCCGCGTTCGGCGGGCAGGTCGCCACGATCACCGGCAGCGGGTTCGGCACCTCCGGCACGGTCACGGTGGACGGAATCACGGCCTCGACGGTCTGGTCCGCCACGTCCATCCAGGTGACCATCCCGCCCCGCAATCACGGATCGGGAATCGTCTTCTCGGGCGGCTCGGTCGATGTCGTCGTGACGGCGCAGGACGCAAGCACGGCCACCACGTCATACGAGTACGCCAAGACCCGCGTGGAAATGGCCGTCGACTCCATGGCCTCGCGCCTGGGTGCATGCACCACGCAGGCCGGGTACAATTTCACGATCGCGCCGGGCCAGGTCAGGGCCATGAAGGAAGACCAGATGGTCGACACGGGCGCCGGGTTCCCGCAGGTGGTCGTCTACACTGAGGGCGGCAGCACGATCACGGACGAGCCTTACGACTTCACGAAGGACACGGTCGAGGTGATCGTGCAGGCCGTCATGCCATGCGACAACCCGCAGACGTGGCGCAACCAGGCAATGGCGCTTCTGTCCGACATTCGGCGCGCCGTCATGCGCGAACGTTCCAACGGCGGGACGTGTAATACGACCACCACGCGCGATTTCGAAATTGCCAAGATCACAGACAACGCGGGGGGCGCCATTGCGGGCGCGTCCATGACGTTCGAGATCGAAGTCCCCAGCATTGTCAACGACATGACCTCTTCCACCACATTCGACGCAAACCTTCCGTAGGAGGCCGCTCCCATGTCCATTTTTCACCACAAACGGCGCCGCCTCTTTGTCGCCAACGAAGTGACCCCGGGAACGGCCATTGCGGACGCGTCCCTGTTCGTGCTGGGCAACGGCAAGGTCCCCGTCTACGATCTCAAGGTGACGCCCCAGGTGCAGAACCTGGACCGCAACCCCGACGGTCTGACCTTCGACTCGGTTGATTCGGTGCGCTGGAGCGAGAACTACCAGATCACCTTCCAGACCGACGCGTACACCTCCGGCACGGCTGGCACGGCGCCCGGGTACTCCCAGCTGCTCAAGTCCTGCGGCCTGGTGGAAACGACTTCCCCCGGAACGTCCGTGACCTACACCGTTGATTCCGACGCCTGCCCCACCTCGACGATGGGCGTGGAGCTGATCAACGACGCGGGCACGGCCTCGAAGAAGATTATCGTTGCCGGGTGCCTCGGGTCGTTTACCCTGGCCGCGGACATGGTCGGCAAGCCGGGCCGCATCTCCTGGACGTTCGTGGGCAAGGCTGCATACGTCACCACCACGCTGCAGGTGGTCGACGGCACCCCCGTTTCTTCCGTGGTGTACGACGACGCGGTTGCCAATCTGCCCCAGCTCAAGGGCGTCTCGCTCACCGTCGGCGGCGTCTCGCGCCAGGTCAACAACCTCTCGTTCGACCGCGGCCTGACGACCGAGTTCGAGACGGACATGGGCGACACGACCGGCTACCTCAAGCGCATCGTCGCATCGTCGAACCCGAAGCTCACCATCGACCCGGCCAAGGTCACCGAAGCCACCCAGACGGACATCACGCGCCTGTTCGCGGGCACCTCGGGCGCCATCGCCGTGACGTTTGGCTCGACGGCCGGGAAGCGCCTAAAGATCAACTTCGCGCGCGCCCAGAGCGAGAGCCTGAGCGACGACGCGCGCGGCGTGACCTCCACCTGGGGCATGACCTTCCGGGGCAACCGTTCCAGCGTCACGGGCAACGGTGACGACGCCGTTACCGTGGTGTTCGACTGATGCAGAAGTGGGTGTACATTGGTGATCTGCTCCCCCGTGGTCCATACCGCGGGGACAGCGCCGAAGCCGTTGCCGATGCTCTCCGCGAGGAGATCGCCGCAGCAGCTAAGGCCCGCAAGATCAAGGTCGAGGACGCGCGCCAGGCAGTCCTAGACCATCTCGTTGCCTGGTAACCATTTGCGCAAGGAGCACAGCCATGGGGAACGCCATCACCCCTCCGGAGCTGTTCGGAATCGATCCTGACGAGACGTGGGAATTCTCCCCGTCTCTGGCCGCTGACCTCCCCGAGGAGCGGCGCCCCATCTTCATCCTCAAGGCGCCCGACGCTGGTTTGGGCGACATCATGGCCGCAGCGGATGACCGCGCAGCACGTGAGGCGCGCAAGGCATGTCCCGAGGCCGCAAGGACCATCGTGGAGTTGCGCGCCGTTCCCGAGGAGTTGCGCACACCCGAGCAGAAGGAAGCGCACTCCCGCGCTCTGGACGCATTCCAATCGGCATGGGTGGATGCCAGCGAGAAGGAGGATCGCGCCGGGATTCAGCGCAAGGTCTTCGCCAAGTGCGTGGTCAGCTGGCGCAACTTCCGGGGCCGAGGCGGGAAGGACCTCGGGTTTCCTGCGGATCCGTCGCGGATCGTCGACTACTTCCCCGGCGCACTGCGCGGCGAGCTGTTCGCGGCTATCCAGGCCGGGGCCGTCGTGGCCGACGAGGAAAAGGAGTCTTTGAAGTAGCGGCGGGAGTCTCCGTAGGGTTGATCCCTGCGCCCGCCGTGGATAATGAGACAGGGGAGTTTTTCGTGCATGAATACGAGGTGGTCCGAGCTGGCGGGCAGATCGAAACCCGCACAGATGGCGTGGGGGAGCATTTGACTCCGACCGCCCAACGGGCCGCGCTCCTTCATGCAGCCTGGGGGAATGGCATTCTCCCGGCCCCGGGCGGGTTGTTTCGGCAGCCAGCCCGGGCGATGGCCTTGGTTTCGTACTTCAATGCCGCGCGCAACCGTTCCGAGGAGCGGCTGGCGTCGCGCCGAAAGGTAGGGTGACGGGATGGCTGAACTTGAAATCCGGGCGATCCTGCGGGACGAGTTCAGCGCCCAGGCCCAGAAGATCATTTCGGAGCTACGGCAGATTGGAGTAGACGGCACCAAGGCGTCTTCGGACCTCAAGAACGGGATGAACGCTGTTGGCGGCGCTGTTGCTTCCACCACGGCAAAGATCGACGCCCAAGGCTCCGCGCTCAAGCAACAAGGCATGACATGGACCGACATCACGGCCAAGTACTACATGGCGTCGCAGGCGCTTTCTGCCGTATCCGGTGCTGCCATGTCTGTTGTGGACGCCGTGTCCCGTTACGACTCGATCACGGTGCGGCTTAACGCTTTTGAGGGATCGGCGGCGGCTGGTGCGGCGGCATTCGCAAAACTCCAGGAGATGGCCAAGCAGCCCGGCCTCGGGCTTGAGCAGGCATCCAGCGCCTACGCGTCACTCCGCGCGCTCAAGGAGAGTGGACCCGACGCGGTTAAGATCATCGAAGCCATTGCCAAGGCCAACGCATCGATGGGCGGCGGCGCCGAGGAATTTGGGCGCGCCATGAACCAGATTCAGCAGATGCTTGGCAAGGGCAAGCTGATGGCGGAAGACATCAACACAATCTCCGAGTCTATCCCGAATTTCCGCGCCTTGATCATGGACGCGTTCGGGACCACCGACACGAAGGCGCTCAACGCCAAGTATTCCGTGGATCAGCTCCTCAAGGGAATCGAGGAAGCCGCCGCCAAGCTGCCTCCCCCTGGCGAGACGATCAAGAACAACATGGACAACATCGGGGACGCGTGGACCCGGTTGAAGGCGTCCATTGGTGACGCTGGGTTTATCAAGAGCGCAACGGGCGCGCTGGGATCGTTCCTCGACAAGCTGGCATCGGTTGGAGAGGGGCGCAAGAAGAAAAACGCCATCCTAGAAGAGATGGGAGTCAGTACTGGACTCCTTTCCGGAGAGTCTGCGCGCTCTCGGTTCTTCCAGGGCGGTGCAAACGGCGCCGATTTTATTGGCACCACATCGGCCAGCGCCAATCAATCGCGCATCGATGCCGCAGTGCAGGCGTCCGCAGCGGAGGCAAAGGCAAGCGCGCCGCGTCCTGCCGACCCTGCCACCGTCAAGAAGGCTCAGAAGTCCGCAGAAGACGCCGCTCAGGCCCGCGTCGCTGCATACCACGCTGCAGCGGAGGAGATGCGCAAGGATGACGAGCGCCGCGCAGAATGGCAGCACCGCATTGAAGTGGACGAAGAGAAGCGGCTGAACCGTGAAGCAGAGGCCCGCAAGGCTGCGCGCAAGAAGGAAAACGACGCGCTCCTAAAGGAGGACGAGAAGGCCAAGGCCACGCGCGAGAAGTTCGACCGCGACCAGGCAAAGAAGGAAGAGGAGCGATTTGAGCGCGTCGAGAAAGCCAAGTCCGCCGTTGCGATGCGGTTTGCGGAAGGCTCCGTCAATGCCGCGATGGTCGCGTTTTCCCCTGTTGACGCCATGTTCGACCGCATGGCGCAACGGAACGCCGAGATGGAGATGGGATTCTCGCGCGTCACGCAAGGCATGGCGCTGGCGTTTTCCTCCATGCTGATCAAGATGGCCGAAGAGTACGCGGCCAGGGCGGCAATCTTCGGCATCCTGTCGATGATCCCAGGCATGGGTGGCGCTACGGGCCTTCTCGGTGGGCTAGGATCGTTTGTCTTCGGCGGGCGCGCTTCGGGCGGTGCCATGTTTCCCGGCGTCTCCTACGCGTACAACGAGCGGCAAGGCGGCGAAATCTTCCGCCCCTCCACGGGAGGCATGGCGTCCCCCAACCTGCAAGGGCGCGCTGGTGATTCCATCGTGATCAATCTATCGGGCGGCGCCACGCAGGCGGACGCAAACCGGGTTGCACGCGCCATCGAGCAGAAGAACCGCGGGCGCCTGCGCACCGTGACGCGGAGGGGATGATGGGAACGGCAACGATCATCGGGACGGTATACAATCCGGTCATACTTGCAGACGGCAAGGAATGGGTGGCCAGCGGACTCGATTACACGCCGCTCACCGAGTACGGCTGCTACAGTGCCGGGAACGTCGCCACCATCGCAGCCTTGCTTGCTGACGGGTGGCGGTTCCCTACGGTTTCGGATGCAAATGGCCTGCTTGCGCTTGTCTCTAACCCTACCGAATTAAACAAAATCCGAACAACGGTAGGATGGACAACGACAAACGGGACAAATGAGTGGGGGCTTTCGCTTTATCCTGGCGGGTGGCTAGAAAGCGGCGTCCTTTGGCATTTGGTTGGCGAATCTTCGTTTTTTTGGATTGGCAACGCAACGCAGATTGTGCATGTCACAAATACGGCGCTCACAATCGAAAATGCAAGCGACTATGGCGGCGATCTTGCAACGCGCAAATTTACGATCCGATTGGTTCGCGATATTCCATTCCATGGGTTCCCGAGCATGGATTTCGGAGTATGCCCGGAGTGGGGGTACGAGCCCAAGATCGCGCCGTCGCTGACGTGGACCAAGACCGCCTCGGGCCTGTGGCGATGCCTGGACGACGGAGCGGCCTTTGACGCCTACGACGCCGAGATCACCGTCAAAGTGTCGGGCGCGGTGCATGCGACTTGGGAATCCTTCATTGCATCCAACCGCGGCGCAACGATGACCTACTTTGCACCCTCTGGCGTCCGCCCGTTCGGCCCCCACATCGACTGCTCCGCGGGCGTCCAGGTGGTCATTGGTGACGACTGGTCGACGGACTGGCGCGTCGGCATCAAGGCAGATTGCTACACCATCCACATCCCGATGCGCTACGTCGGCGGCTACACCCCGACACTGGCGACCATCCCGGCCGTGGTGGCGCGCAAGTACCCGACGCCGACTTGGTTCTACCCGACCAAGGTCCACGCGACCGAGGCAGGAACGGCAACGGCGGCGCCCCGCGACACCGAGACGCAGACCGCCTAAATCATGATCGACAACCTCGACCCCACGGGTGCGGCGGAAATGGTCAACTGGTGCCTGTACCAGCGCGGCGCCTCGTTCACCTACACCCCGACCGCCAACGCGTTCCCTTTTGGCGTGGCCGTTGGGAATGGTCCGTTCACGGCGCGGCTGATCGGCTGGACGTGCCAGAAACCGCGCCCGAATCGATGGGATATGACCCTCGATCTGGCGCGCGAGTCGTAAATTTCCACCATGCAACCAGCCATCCGGATTACCCTGGCGGCATCGTCCCCCGATCCGACATTCTCGGGCGGCCCGTTTGTGTCCGGGGTGGCCCAATGCACCACGGGAGCGGCCGCAACCGGATGGACGCGCGACTACATCGTTGAGCTGGGATCCGTTGGCGAGCGCGTCGACATCGCGACGGGCGGCAACTACGCGCAGCTCCTCGACACCGAGATCATCCTCTCCAATCACGACGGCTGGCAGGGCCTGCTGGACGATGCTGGCGGGTCGATCATCGGCGCGCTCGTCGAGGTGGGATCAATCAGCGGGACCACGCTTTCCGCCCGATGGTCCGGCACTGTGGCCGACGCATTGCAGGACGGCGCGGGCGTGACGTTGCGCGTCGAGAGCATCCTTGCCAAGCGGCACAGGGAGATCCCGGCGCGCGTGGTCACGTCGGTGGAGTTCCCTGGACTGGCGACGGGAGACGACGGAATCCCCGTACCGATCATCTACGGCGCCGTGCAGGACATGGAGCCGACAAGCATTCGGTCGCCAGAATCGACGCTGACGGCGCTGGTGGTCTTCGATTCGATCGGGAGCATCGAGCGCGCGAGCACGTTCGAACCGTCCGGAACTGGATATCCTAGCACGGTCAACAAGGTTTGTTTTGCGTCGTTTGTCGTAGCCGATGGCGCCGCATATTCGACGACAGGGCACAACACCGTTTTCGATGCGCTACAGGCAGGGCTGACAGCTTTTGTCGAGGTGACCGCAGGCACTGGATCGGGCCAGCGGAGACGCCTTGTGCTCAACCCGGGGCCGTTCCCGTTTGAGGTCGGGTACCTCACGCCAGGAAATGGATTCACCGTCTACTGGTATCGGTTCCTCGTTTCCAACCCGTGGGACACAATACCAGACACCACGTCGACATTCCGATTCGTCGCCGACGAGGTAACGGTTTCCCTGGCCGTTGCCGATGAGGCAACCGTCTCAAGCGTCGTTGCCATCGTCAACGATGGCGAGTACAACATTGGACACACCGAGTCCACTACCAGCGGGATCGTATTTGCCGACGTGTCCGGCGAGTTCCGCTCTGGCGAGGATTACGCCGCCATAGAGTACGTCAAGCCGTCCAACGTCTACGGCGTTCCGGAGATGTCCGACATGGTCACGGCGACGACGGCTCATACGGTCACAGGCATCACCTCGGGGTACATCGTCTCGGGCGGTTCTGGCGTCGTGTTTGACCTGTACTGCCGCGGAAAGATCAACTACGACGAGATTGGCACCCAGGCGATCAGCGACGACGCGGACATCTACATCCTTGCATCTGTGGACGCTTCAAGCCTCCCGTCGGATTCGGATCTGGCCGGCCCGGTCAAGGCGTTCCCGCAGGTGATTGTCCGCAAGTTTGACGGCACCTTGCACTACCCGCAGATCTGGGCCGCTTGGGACAATCCGGGATCGTCGTCGGTCGGATTCAGCTCGTTCAACGCCTTCCCGCCCGCCATTGCGCCCGACGGATCCGCCGGGCAGTTCCAGTCCTACGCCTGGCAGGTTCCGGCGCTCCCGTTCCCGCTTTCCGAGGTCGCGTCCATCGAGTGGGGGATTTCCTTCTCCGCACAGCCGCTTGGGTCCGCGGGGAACAACACTGCGATCATCCAAGCCACTGTCACGGCAGGGTCGGACGATATCACCGTGACCACCGGGACGCCTCCTGTCGTGGGGCAGTGGGTGCGGCCCATGGCGCAGGGCGACGCGACGTTCTACAACGCGTCTTTCGCCGTCTCCGGCTATCAGTCCGGATTCTGGCAGCAGGTCACCGGCGTGGCCGGGTCGGTCGTCACCGTGGGCGATGCGTCCGCGTGGCCGCTTGGGGACTACCGATTCACCGTCGTGAGCAATACCGATGTCGGCACCGTCTACGAGCGCGAGACGGGGATTGGCTTTGTCTACGGCACGATCTCCGCGGACACACAGTTCCGGGTCGATACGTCCGCGGGCCGCACGTTTGGCGCCCACTGGCCCGCGCTTCCCGCCGGGAAGTCCAACGGCGACCCGATCACGCTTGCGCGCGACGCGGTGCTGGACATGTACTACCGCGACCTTGGGCTGGTGGCCGCGCAGGTCGATTTTGTGGCGTTCCAAGCGCTTCCAGACGATCCAATCACCTCCGTGCTGTCGGAGCGAATTGACTCAGCCCAGCGCGTCGCGGATCTGTGCCAGCAGTTCAATTGGATCATTTCCCACGACGCATCTGGCCGCGAGACGGCAACGGCTTGGCTGGCGCGCACCATGTCCGCGGCGGATTACGACTACACCATCGACACCAGCGACATGGTCGAGGGGTCAATCACTGGCCGCGACATGACCGACATCCAGGATCTGGTCAACCAGCCGCGCTTCGAGTGGGACTACACGCAGGCGGACGGGTTCCGGCAGACTTCCAACGTGGTCGACGTGTCGGCCGATCCGTCCACGCTGACGTCCGGCAACTACCTGGCCACGCTGTCGGGGTTTGGCGACTTCGCATACTCGTCGGAAATCTATCGTGCGCTGCACGCATCGTTCCAGGTCAACGACTACAGGCGGTCGACGACGTTCAGTTTCCCGGATGTGGGGGACGATGTGTCCGCCCTGCTTTGGCCTATCTCGGGGCTCAATCGCCTCGACTGGATGGCCTCGCGCAAGCCTGTGCTGCGCTTTGCAATGCCGGAGTCGGTTGCCATTGGAATGCCCGTGGTCGGCAAACGCGCCAAGGTGCGGCACAAGCGGTACACGCGCAACGCATGGGTCTACGGCACCGTCGTGGAGTCAGCATGGGAGCCGTCCAGCGAGGACGCGCAATTTACCGTCTCCGTCATGCTCGACCCCGGGTATCTGATCGATCCGGAAACCGGCCTATTTGTAGACGTGCTGGACGGCACCACGGAGCAATACATCGACGTACTGGACGGCATCACCGAGCAGTACGTCGACACCCTGGGGGTTACATGAGCAAGAATATTCGCCTCGTCACCGTCGTCGACACGACCGCCAACATCGCCGCGGACAAGTACAAAGGCCGCATCGGCTGGTCCACTGACCTGGCGCGCGGCATCTGGTACTACGACGCCACCAACTACGGCGTGCTGGCCCGTGCGGACGTGCTGGAGACGTTCGCGCAGGGGATCAAGGATTCCACCATCACCTCCGGCCAGGCGCTTGTTGCTGGCGCCTCTGGCCGCATCCAGAGCCAGGACGCCGCGACGTTCCGCACGACCATCGGAGCGCAGGCCGCAGACGCCACGCTCGCCGCGCTGGCCGGGATCACCACGGCGGCGGACGTGCTTCCGTACTTCTCGGGCGTCGACACTGCCGCCACGACCACGCTGACGGCGTTTGCCCGGACCCTGCTGGACGATGCGGACGCGGCGACGGCCCTCGGGACTCTTGGGGCCGTGGGAGGGCGTGGCAACGGCGCGTCTGGTCGCGTGATGCGTTGGAGCGATGCCAACACGGCTACGAGCGATGCGGGGTTGACGACGACGCAATCGGGGGCAATAACCGAAGTTCTGACTATCGGGAACGGCACAACAAGCGCCGTTCGGCTGATTTTGGATGGCGCTACTGGGCAAGCAAAGGGCATCCGGTTCCTGACCGCCGGATTGCAAAGATGGTTCACTGGCGCCGACAATACAGCAGAAACAGGGGCCGATGCTGGCTCGGCATATGTGATCCGTGCGGCAACCGATGCCGGAGCAACAATTGACGATCCAGTATCAATTGTCCGAGCACTAGGAGGACTTATTTCGCTCGGTGGCGCCGCCGCAACCAAGCGCGACGTGAATTGCACCAACAACCTCAAGGTCGGAGGCACCCAGCGCATCAGCTCCACGGGCCGCATCGACGCCACCAGCATCTACAACACCGCAGGCACCTCGGGCCGTATCCTCCGCTACACCACGGGCGGGCAGATCGTGGACGATGCGGGGCTGACGGCGGCTCAGTCTTCCGGGATCACGACAAAGGTATTTGTCGGGGATGGCGTGGTGGTAGACTCTGCGCGGGTGTACTTAAATGCCCCAGCCGGTACGTCCAAGGCTATTGCTTTCCGTTCGGGAGCGATTGCTCGGTGGGTGCTTGATGCTACTGGCGACGCGGAGTCTGGAGCCAATGCTGGCACGTCGCTCGCTATAACCAGCTTCGATGACGCCGGTGGCGTAATAGATAACCCTATCACAATTGCACGCGCCGCTGGGTCCGCCATCGTCCTCGGCGGCGCCGGAGCGACCAAGCGCCCCACGAACCACACCGGTGAGATCCAGCGTAACGGCACAAAGGTGGTCGACACCAGGAAAACCGGATGGGCCACTGCCACGGGCACCGCGACCCGGACTACCTTTGATACGACCACAGTCACCCTGGCCCAGCTTGCGGAACGTGTGAAGGCCCTCATTGACGATCTCCACGCAACCGCCGGCCACGGCCTCATCGGTACCTAACAGGAGCACCCCCATGGCACAAATCACCCTCACCATCACGGACATGGAAGTCGAGGCCATCACCGCACAAGCGGACCTCGAAGGCACCACTGTGGACGCCCTCTTCACCCCGTGGGTCCGCGACCTCGTCCAGAACAGGGCCGGGATCCGGGCCGATGTCCCCGAGTCCATCCAGGCCGACCTCCTCGCGTTCCTCAAGGCCCGCGCTGCTGAGGCCGTGGAGTCGCGGAAGACCGTCCTTGCACCGATCCCCGAGGCGCCCATCGACGAGGAGGTGGAGGCGTGAGCGCCCCCGACGTGATCGCGGCCGAAGACGTGCAGGAGCACCTGGCCGCAAGCGGCGCCTTGCAACAGGCCATCGCGCGCGCTAATGAGGCCCGCGAATTGGTCCTCAAGGCCCGCGGCGTGGTGGAGTACGTCGAGGGGCGGTTGGTCGCCAAGTACGAGCTTTCCCCATCCGACAGCTGGGACGAATCCGGCAAGATCACGCGAGGCGAAAATGCCCCAGCATGATGACTGCCACATGATCGACGAGATGCGGGCTCAGAGCAAGCGTCACCACGACGCGCTGACCCGCATCACAGAGGTCACCAGCGCGATCCAGGCGACCCAGAGCACAATTCTCGGGCACCTGGTCGGCACGTTCGACAAGCCGGGCCTCGCGCACCAGCTGTCCGCGGTGGCTGGACGCGTTGACAAGATCGAGTCCGGGAATCGTCTTTCGTTCTGGCGTGACCTCGGCATGACTGCCGCGCGCGCCATCGTGGTCGCCATCGTCGTCGGCGGGCTCCTCGGAACGCTTCTGCGCGGCTACCGGGAGACGATCCGCGAGATCATCATGGACACCCCGCGCGCCGTCTCCATGGCCCGCAGGCACGCCCCAAAAGACCCCGCCTGTCCCGGATGCGCCCCAACCGTGGCGGCGGCGGAATGAGCGTCACCTACAAACTCTGGCGCACCCAGCTGCACGAGGAGTACACGCTCGGCACCGTCACCGGCCCGGGCTTGATCCCCGCGCTGTACTCGATGGAAGACACCGTCCGCGAGGTGCCGGGCCAGCCTGTCGCCGCCTGGAAGGTCAAGGGGAAGACCGCCATCCCGTCCGGCATCTACCGACTGCGATGGACCATGAGCCAGCGATTTGGGCGCGAGATGCTGCTTCTCGAAGGCGTCGACGGGTTCGCCGGGATTCGGATCCACGCAGGCAACACCGAGGCCGACACCGAAGGATGTATCCTTTTGGGCAAGCGCCAGGTCGAGGACGGCGGGAGAATCCGCATCACCGACTCGCGCGCGGCCGTCGCGGCGTTCGAAGCCGAGGTCGTGCCGCAGATCAAGGCGGGCAAGGACGTTTTCCTGGAGGTCGAATGAGCTACAGCCACGGGACCAGCCTGCGCAAAGGAGGGACTGCCGCGCTGCCTGTCCTGCCCGCTTGCGTGGTGATCTGGGCGGCGCGTCAGTTCTGGGGCATCGAGATCCCCGCCGAGGTTGGCGCCGCGCTGGTGGGGCTCCTGCCGGCCGCGGTGGTCTACCTGCGCAACCTGATCAAGCATCGCGGACGCGGACGATGAGCGACCCGCAGATTGCCGCAATCCTCACCTGGCGCGGCCCGTCGTCGGCTGGCGTCGAGGTCCATGCGCGCGAGTTCGTGGACATTCTAGAGGCCGAGCGCCTGGCGCCGCACTACGCCGAAATCTACGGGTCGTGCCGCATCCACTACGTCCGCGCATCGGGGATTGTCCTGCACTCGCGCGCCGTGCCGCACGATGCCAAGGTCCGCGACCCGGAGGTGATCCGATGAGCGAGAAGCACGACGAGCACTACAGGGGCATCGAGGCAGCTGGAGTCGAGCCGATTTCCGTTCTCGAGATGATCGTTTGCCAGGGACTACCGCCCGAGTTCCACGACATCGCCAAGCGCAATCTCTCCGTCGCGCTGGCAACCAAGTACCTGCTCCGGCGCGGATCGAAGGACGAGTCGCGCAAGGAGCTGGACAAGGCCGCGAACTACATCCATCGCGCGCGGACCGGGGAATGGCTGTGATCTGGCTTGTCGCGGTTCCTCCGTCTCTGGCTCTGTTGGCGCTCCTCATCGCCCCGCTGTGGCTCCGATGAACGGGCGCTGTTGGCTGGCCGCTGTGGCCGTCTGCGGGGCGCTGTACAGCGCCGCGTGGTGGGCGGTGGATCGATGGACCAGAGAGCACGATCGGCACGTTGCCGCCGTGCGCCAGGCCGAGCGCGACAGTATCGTGGCCCATTGGTCGGCAGTGCGGACGCGCGACTCCGTTCGGCTCGTCCAGTGGGCGGAGTCGGTCGTCCTGCGGCGCGGCGACTCCCTGCGCGTGGTGCTGTCGGAGATGGTTTTGCGTGAGCGTCCGCGGCTCCCGGTCCAGATCCGCACCGTGATCGAGCGCGACACGATCCGCGACTCCGTGGTGGTGGCCGGGTCGGACCTGCGCGTGCTGCTGGTTTCAGACTCGGCCCAGCGGGTGCGGGCGGACTCGTTGCAGGGGGAGCTGGACCAGTGCGCCTACGACCTCGGGGAGGCACTGGATCGCCCCGAAGCGCCGCCGCGGTGGTCGTGGTCGGCGTTCGGGCTCGGAGTTGGCGTTGGGGCGGCGGGCGCGTCTGCGGCCTGCCTGGTGACGCGCTAGTGCGTTGCGGTTTCGATAAATACTCAAATATCAAAAACCGCAATTGCGCCTAATTACGTGTTAGGCGCATGGGTCAAAGTTTCTGCGCCTTCTTCCAAGCGCGAGCCTTAACGCTTTCGCGATGACAAGAGATTTCGCAGAATCCGCAAACAGAGTAACCAATCAATTGGTTAAGCTGTTCGATCTCCTCAATAGAGAAGTGGCCTTCTTGTGCCATTCCATGAATAGCATTGAGGTCAAGCCCTGTTTTTCTTCCATGATCAACCAAAATACTTACGATGCGATTTTCAATAAATCTAGCTATTCCATTTTCATCTTTTGCGATCTCTTGGCCCCTGTACTTGTAGCCGTTTGTTTTGTATCCCACAAAATTCCTTCCATCAAATGTTTACTTGCCAGTGCCTAACATTCCAATTCCACGCCCACGGCAAGCCGGGGCGTGAATATGGTGGGTTAGGCGGACCTCGCAGGGGCGTGCACCGCTTCTATCATGTGCAGCGTCGGAGCGTCGTCAATGATCCGGCGCTCGGCAATGCTCGCGTATTCCGAGTTCAGTTCGCACCCGAGCAGGGAATGGGATCTTCTCATCCTTCATCGTGGCGTCCTTGAGGCGCTCGAACTCCTGCAGGCAGTCCTTGAGTTGCTTCGAGTCGCGGGAAGTCGCCTCCCACTCCTCCCTCGGCACCACCACCACGTCGGCGGAGGGCTTGGAAGATGGGGAGAGGCGGGCGTCGAGGGCCTTCCACAGGCGCAGGACCTCGTCCGTCCTCTCCTGACGCGCGAGGAACTGCCGCACCTCGTTGAACAGATCGCGCGGCACCTCCACGGCTCCGGCATGGAGGCGGGCCAGCTCGTCGCGGAGAGTCCGGATGTCCTCGCGCTGGACGTTGACACGCTCCCGCTCGTCCTCCAACTCGATTCGTGCCTGCTCCAGTTCGGTGCGGCAGGACTCCAGGGCGTCGAGCGTGTCCCACAGATCGAGCGTCGCCCACGCATGGCTCCCGACGAAAGCATGGCCCCGAACCCGAGAGTACATCGAGGCGGGGTACTCTCGTCGAAGCCGTTGCACCAGCTCCGCGACCATCGCCGGCGTAATCTCGGCGCTCATCCCGCCACTCCCATGATCTCCGGCGCGACAAATTCGTTCCACGCCGCCACGAACGACTCCCGCCCGTAGTCCGAGCTGTCGAGGTAGTCCACGGCCTTGACAGCCTGGAACGCCGCACGGCACAGCGCGACGGCCGTGTTGTACCGACCAAGCACCTCGGGGCCAAGCTCCGGCTGCTCGATGGCCAGGCGCTCGATCTCGTCGGCGATGCGTTCGAGGTTGTAGTAGCCCTGCAAGTTTCCGCCGCTCATCGGTACTCCTCCGCGCTCCAAAGCGTGATCGCAACACCGACCAGAGCGGCGCCCGCAAACACGGCAAAATCGTTGTAGGGGAGATTGGCTTTTTGCGCCATCATCATCAGCGCCAGCGCGCCGCACGAAAGCAACACTCCGGCAAGCGTTGCGGCACTGCGGATGTCGTCGCTCATGCGTTCCTCCATGGCGTCTGAGTGGATAGCGCCTCCACGCGCTCGCGGATGATCTGCGCAACAGTCACGTCGCGCTTTTCTGCGGTGCGCCGCAACTCCTCGCGCGTCTCTTTGCTAAGGCGTGTTTGCGTCGGGATGAGTCGGCGGTCGCTGCCGTTCGGTGCTCTGTTCATCTTGTCCTCCTCCGGTGCGTTCCGGTCTTCTAAAGGTACGCTATCCGTGCTCGCAAAGCAAGCAAAAAGAAAGGGGCGGGGAACCTTCCACGGTCGCAACCCGCCCCGCCAGGCTCTAGGGCGCTCCTAGAGTGGTCTGGTTTCGCAAAATACTAAAGTATCAAAAACCGCAATTGCTGCTAATTCTGTGTTAGGCACACGCTGCGCGGGCAAACAACTCAGTGCATTTGCCTAACACTTGCATCAACCTTGATTTTCAACAAGGTTATGACTTTCAACAAAATTCAAACAGCCGTAAGGGAAGCGCGAATAAATGCAACTTCCATTATTTGCCAATTCACACTTAAAGCATTTTCCTGTTTTTGGCAAAACCTCAACAGCGTTTGAATATCCATCAATAATGTCGTTGCGCAAATAAACAGATGAAAGATGGATGCTTATTTCAAAATCAGATCCGCAACCATCATCCAGTTGGTCAACGGCATCCGTTGGTGTTTCATACGAACACTCGCCTTCTTCGCACCAGAAAAAAATTCCTGCATTTGGGAATCCGTTTTCCTTCGCAAATTCAACAATCTTTTTTGCATTTTCCAAATGGCTCATGTCTACACTCCTTCTACTGTAAGTTCAAATTATGCCTAACAATGCACGTTCCACCCGCACGCCTGCGGCGGCAGGTGAACAGGCTGCGTTAGGCGGACCTCGCAGGGGCGAACAAATCAATCTGCACGCCCGTCTCCGAGCCAATGCACGCAGGCGAGAACCAGATCCGCTCT